ACGTTCTTCAACAAGAGGGCGCAGTACTGGTGGAAGCTGAGGGATAGGTTCGAGGCTACCTACCGAGCTGTGGTCAAAGGGGAGTATGTAAACCCTGATGATATAATCTCATTGTCCTCAGAGATTGAGGTGCTAGACCAGCTTAGAAGTGAAGTGTGCAGAATACCGCAAAAACGATCAAATAATGGTAAAATCCAGATTATGTCGAAGATAGACATGGCTAAGAAGCCGTATGAGCTACCATCTCCTAACATGGGTGATGCGCTTATGATGTCAATGTTTTCACCAAAGGCAGTGCAGAAAGCGGCTGTCAAAATCAATTTTAAAGGCTGGGGCTAATGGCTACCTACGAAAACGGATACGAAGAGAAAGAAGAATCTGCTCAGATGACTGAGGATGATTTGTCCTATAAAGACAAGTACGAAGACCACCAGAGTGTGTTGAATCTTCTCTCCTCGTGTCAGGAGGCAGACCACGACAACCGTGAGATGTCTCGTGAGGCTCATCTGTTCCTTGATAAGAGGGATGGGCAGTGGGAACCGTACTGGTGGGAAGCTAACCAGAACAAGCCACGCTACACTTTTGATAACGTGAATCCCATAGTGGATCAGGTTGCCTCAGAGATTGAACAGGCAGACTTTGATATCCGTGTATCTCCTGCTGGTGGTAACGCCACTAAGGCCATAGCCTCAACCTATGACGGCCTAATCCGTAACATAGAGAACATCTCTAACGCCAAGCAAATCTATTCACAAGCAGCCAGAGGAATGATTACTGGTGGCTTTGATGCGTGGCGTGTCAGTCAGAAGTTTGTAGATGACAACTCATTCGATCAAGACATCGTGATTGAGAAGATTGGCAATCCAGTAGACCGAGTATGGTTTGACCCTGCTGCTGAGCTACAGGATAAGTCTGACTCAAGATACTGTTTCGTCCTGCATCCCATGGCTGTTGATGAATACGAAAACCGATGGCCTGAAGGCTCTGGTGAGTCCGTCCCTGATGACCGTGAAGGTGATGCGTACTACGACAAGGCTGAGGCTATTGTTGTTGGTGAATTCCTGTACATGGAGTCAGAAGACCGTGAACTGGTCATGATGTCTAACGGTCAAACTCATGAGGTCAATGAGGACTTTGACAAGATCGTAGATGATCTGGCTGCGATAGGAGTCACTGAAGTCCGTAGAAGAACCCGCAAGGTACACAAGGTCTGCTCAAGGTTCTTTGATAATAAGGATTGGCTAGAGGACGACAGAGACACTGTGTTCAACCGAATTCCGGTTATCCCTGTCTACGGTAACTTTAAGATATTCGAAGGCAAGACTCTGTACTGGGGTGTGGTTGAGAAACTGCTAGACCCACAACGTGTCCTGAACTACGCAATGTCTAGGTCTATTGAGGAAGGTGCGTTAGCTCCAAGGGCTAAGTACTGGATGACTCCTGCTCAGGCTGCGGGCCATGAAGATCAGCTAGGAACGCTGAATACTAACTCTGATCCTGTGCAGTTCTTTAATCCTGATCCTGAGTTTCCTTCTATCCCACAACAGCAAGGTGGCGCACAGGTCAACCAAGGTCTGAGCATGATAGCTCAGTCTATGCAGGGCATGATTAACGCCACTGCGGGTATGTTTGCTGCGAACATGGGTGACAACCCTAATGCTCAATCAGGCGTTGCTATACGCCAGCTCCAGAACAAGGGCGACAATGGTACGTTCAAGTACAGCCGCTCAATGGAGATAGCCATCTCTGCTACTGGTCGCTTGATTAAGGACGCTATCCCTAAAGTCTATGACACAGCTAGAACTATCCGTGTGCTTCGTGAAGACGACACCTACGACATGGCTGATCTAAACCAACAAGTGATAGACAATGCTACTGGTGAGATTGTCACGGTTAATGACCTGTCTGTTGGTTCTTACGATGTTATCTGTAAGGCTGGCCCTAGCTTCAAGAACCGTCAAGAAGAGACGCTTGAGGCTATAACGTCACTGGCTCAGGTAGACCCATCACTGATGCAGATAGCTGGTGACTTGCTCTTACAGAATGTAAACACTCCTGCGGCTAATCAGATAGCGGAAAGAAAACGTGCGCAGATGCTACAGCAAGGTTTAATTCCTCAGTCTCAGATGACTGAAGAAGAACTGATGGCAGCACAGCAACAGATGGCGCAAGGTCAGCAAGCACCAGACCCTGCAATGGTTCTAGCCCAAGCCGAGCAACTCAAGGCTGAGGCTGAGATGATGCGGTCACAAATAGAGATGCAGAAGCTCCAGAACGAGCAGATGAAGTTACAACTTGAAGCTCAGAAGCTCCAGAGCCAAGCTGTAGGCGACCAAGCCGACAATGCCATTGATGCCTTCAACGCTGAGACTAAGCGCATGGAGACACAAATCAAGGCGCAACAGGCCAATGCTGTCGTAGACAAGACAACTGCTCAAGCAATGGGTGAACAGCTAGACAATCAGAAGAAGATGTCTGACATGATGGAAGAGCAGATGATGAAGTCTCGAATTCCTTTTATGTCTGAAGCGGAGTTAATCAACCTTGCCAACCGTCGCTGAGTTAGCCAAGCAGGAGTTAGACAGGCGCTACTCTCTACAGGGTAGGACGCAGGTAGCTCCTCGCGTCCAGACCATGCAGAACGCTAGACCTACTGTAAGGTCAGCTCTGAGTAATCTGATGCGCGATGCCATTGATGCTACAGGTCTTGGAGGTGGATACCGTCAGGGTCTTCTGAATGCTGCTGGTGGCGTTGAAACAGCAGTGGACTTCTTACCCGTGGTTGGTGATGCAATAGCCGTAGATGACGCTGCACAAGCCTATGGGCAGGGCGACATGGTTGGCGCTGGAATTAACATGATGGGCGTTGTTCCTATCATTGGTGATGCAGGTGTAAAACTAAGTAAAGGAGCTAGATCGGCTTTAAGAGACCAAGGTTTTACAGAGGGTTTTTTCCACGCATCTAAACAAGATATCCAAGATGGTTTTAAGGCTGGATATAGTGACGGCATGGTTTTTGTAACGCCAGAACGAGAATTTGCAAACAACTGGGTTGGAAAAGGAAAATATCAGCAAAGGTTAGGAGAAGAAAGTATAAGTGATATGCGACGCGCAGATCGTCAAAAATTATGGGATGAATACGAATCTCAATATGGTTCCTATGAAAATTGGCCCTCTGAAATAGAAGATGAGTATAACGCAAGATCAATGAATTTAGCGCGTCAGTACCAAGCATCTGGCGGTGCAATTTATCCTGTCGCTGTTAAAGCCAATAAGCAATTTGACCCAGAAGAAAATCCTGAAATTATTGCAGAGTTTTTAAAGTCACAGGGCAGAGACCCTAACGCTACAACGATTGTTAGTGGAAAAACTGATTTAGAGGCTTATCAAGAAGGCAATTATTTGTTCTATGAAAACAAAGAAATGGCAGACTTCTTGAGAGATAAAGGCTTTGATTCTGTTTGGCTAAGAGAGGACACTACTCCACAGGGTTTGAGTAAGCCATTTTCTACCTTAGCTGTTTTAGATGAAACTGGTGTCAAGCCTGTATACGATTTTGCCAGAGAGGCAGATGCGGCTGCTTCAGCACTGCGCGGTTTAGACATGAACCCAGAAGCCAGAATGCAGAGGGCGCAAGACCTTGGGTTTGATACCACTCGAACTGCTTATAGAGGAATAAGTGGAAACTACAATCCAGAAAAATCTGGATATTATCAAATGTTTACAAGCAGCCCACAAGATGCACAAGAATACGGAAGTAATGTTATTTCAGCTTACACGAGAAAGGGAAATAACTTATCTTTAGACGCAGGCAAAAGAAATTTTAATGATATTCCTGTTGAAATCCTACCTGAAAATGTAAGAAAAAATCTGCACTATACTCTAAATGAGCCAAATTCTGTTTTGAGGACAGACGACATAGCTCATGCTGCGAGAGAAGCTGGATATGACTCTGTGACAATTAACAACGTGTTTGACAAAGCGTCCAACGAAATACCACTTAAGCCTTTGCCTGCCAGAAATGAGCCTATGAGTCAGGAAATGATAGATTTGTTAGACGAGGTAAATGCAAGCGGAATGCTTAACAGCACTCCTGATGTCGCTTTGCCTCCTGAAATTACCAGAGATTATGAGCCTGCAACCATTGATATTATTTTTGATCCTAAAAACATTCGTAGCACAGAGGCAGAGTTCGACCCAGCCAAGTCTGATAGCGCAGACCTGCTTTCTAGCGTTGGTACTACCAGTGCGTTACGAGGAATAGTTTAAAAATAGATGGAATAAATTTTTACTCTTATGCGTCTACTTAGCAAGCAAAGCGATTAAGCTTGCTGCAATTACATAGGGATTACTAAAAAAATATAAATAATTTCTAACAATTACTAACGCTCAATCGTTTACTTAATAAGCAAAGCAATCACGCTGCGCTATTAGAAAATAGGTGAAGCCCATCAAAACATCAATTCAAGCAATCAGAGAAAAAATGCAAAAATCTACAGACCGCAATATTGTAGAGTTAGAACATCAACTAACAGATCAACAGATAGCGATACTAAAAGGCTTGTATCGTCTTTCTTACGAATCTAAACATAATTTTAAACAGCCTCAACCAAGCTGTTAATCATATCCTCAACCTTCTCCCACAATTCCTCAATGATAGGGCCATCTCCGGCCCTGTCAGCTTCTATTAGCTGCCCAATAGTATCTAACAGGATGTCAGACATCTGATCTGGGTCGTCTGTCTCAAATGCGTCCAATATATCGCTCATGTGTCCTCCTTGGCGTATTTCGCCATTAGTTAGCCTAATTTACCTCTAAGTGTTGCTTTTTACCACACTATGCTATAATCGCGCTTAGGCCACCTGACCTATTCAGGGCATTTACCTATAAAGGGCATATTATGAGCAAGCTGCAACCAGAGGATAACTACGAGTACGATTCTGAGGAAGACGTAACCACAGAAGAGGAGGTAGTAGAGACTGAAGATTCTGATGAGGATCAGGATACCGAATCAGCACCGGAGGCGGGTGAGAACCCAGAGAAACATATCACGTTCAGTGAAGAACAGCAGCGAATACTTGATGAGGCTGTAGGGAAGAAGGTTTTCAAGCTCCGAGAGAAGGAGCGGGAAGCAGAAGCCCTGAAGAAGCGGCTTGAAGAGTTAGAGGCTAAAATTCCTGAACAGAGGCGACCACAAGTCCCAGACGTACCAGACCCGTTTGCAGTATCCGATGAGGAATACAGACGGCAATTGTATCGAAGGGATGAGGCACTCAAACAAGCTATTGCGTTTGATCAGCAACAGCAAATGCTGAAACAGCAGCGAGAACAACTGCAATATCAGCAGCAACAAAAGCAGCAAGAAGCACTGACTGAAAGAGTTCAGTCTTATTCCCAGAAGGCTACCAAGCTAGGGATTAAGGCAGAGGACTTACAAGTAGCAGGTAATACAGTAGCGCAGTTTGGCATTCACGAGGACTTAGTTCAGTACATACTGGAAGAAGACCAAGGGCCATTGATTACTACTTACCTCTCTAAGAACCTTTTAGAGCTAGAGAAGCTGCGAGAAATGTCGCCTACACAGGCGGCAGTTTATGTAGCAACAACGGTTAAGCAGAAAGCTGCTGCTCTTAAACCCAAGGTAAATAACGCTCCTGATCCTTTGGAGCAACCACACGGCGCTGGTAAAGCCCCCAAACCTAGAGGGCCGCAAGGCGCAGTATTTGAATAGGAATAGTTAAAAATGGCTAACAATCTCAATAGTAACGTCACTCGGAAAGTGGCTCGGGTCTTCCTAGAAGCCTTCGAGGCAAGCCGAGTTCTGACTAAGACTGTCAACACTCAACTGTTGTCAGGCAAGTTCAACCCTTCATCGGGTTCAAACGTGGACTTCAAACGTCCTCACGACTACAACTCAATCCGCACTTCTGGTGGTGACATCAGTTCTTCTACGAAGTCTGACATCATTGCTGGTAAGGCAACTGGTACAGTACAAGACTACTTCACTGCCGCTACTGAGTGGGGCAATGTTGAAGAAGCTCTTGAGCTAGACCAACTCGACCAAATCCTTGAGCCAATGGCCCGTCGCATTGTGACTGACCTTGAGCTTGATCTTGGCGCGTACATGAACAAGAACGCTTCACTCAAGTATGGTACTCACGGTACTGCTGTTGATGCTTGGGGCGACGTTGCAGGCGCTGGTGCTTTGATGGATTCAGTAGGCGTTCCTATGAGCGACGAGAAGTACTACATCATGAACCCATTCACCACTACTGCGCTGTCTTCAGCTCAGAACGGTCTGAATGCGGCTGATGGCCTTGTTCGTACAGCATGGGAAAAAGCACAGATCAGTCAGTCTTTCGGCGGCATGATGGCGCTGACTTCTAACGCACTGCCTAGCTACACTTCAGGTTCTACTACTGATCGTGAAGGCGCTTTGGCTGCTGCTCCTGATGCAACTTACGTTACAGCTAAGGACACTATGACTCAGGTTCTGTCTCTTGACGGTCTGGGTACTGGTACTATCAAAGCTGGTGACATGGTTACTATCGCAGGCGTTTACCGTCTGAACGTAGCAACTCGTCAGCCTATGCTTGATGCCGCTGGCAACCAAGTTCCATGGACAGGCACTGTACTCGAAGATGTGACTATCGCTGCTAACGCTGCGACTATCACTGTCTCAGGTGCTGCTATCTACGAAGCTAACGGTCAGTACAACAACGTAACTGCGGCTCCTGCCGAAGATGCGGTTGTTACTATCCTTGGCGCTGCTTCAACTCTGTACCAGCCTAACCTCTTCTACACGAAGCAAGCGTTCGGCATGGGTACTGTTAAGCTACCTAAGCTCTACTCAACTGACACAATCGCTACTACAAGTGACGGTATGTCAATCCGAGTATCTAAGTACGCAGACGGTGACGCGAATACTCAAAAGATTCGTTTCGACTTACTCCCTGCATACGCAACCTTCAATCCGCTGTTTGCGGGTAAAGGCTTCGGTGTATAAGCACTGATTGAGGAAGGGGGCTTCGGCCCCCTGATTCTTTATGGCAAAACCAAGCAAAGGCAAAGCTAAAGTAAAGGTCACCGCATCCGGTAAGAAGGTGTCTTACGGACAAGCTGGCAAAGCAAGCGATGGTGGGCCACGAGTACGCGCCGGAACCAAGAAGGGCGACGCATATTGTGCTAGGTCATTAGGTATTAAGAAGGGCTTACCTAAAGATAAGCAGAACGATCCAAACACGCCAAATAACCTAAGTCGAAAGCGTTGGAAGTGCAAAGGCGCTAAATCAGCAAGGTATGAATAATGGCTGGACTATACGAAAACATCCACAAGCGCAGGGCTGCAAAAAAGAAGTCTGGCGGCAGAATGCGTAGCGCAGGCGATACTGGCGCACCAACGGATCAAGCGTTTAGAGATGCAGCTAAGACTGCTAAGAAACGCAAAAAAGGAGCAACGTACGAATAATGGCTACTGTCGCTCAAGTTGCAAAAGCATCACTACAGCGGATTCTTGTACAAGCATCTGAAGCTCCACTTGAGCCTGATGAGTACCAAGATTATATCTTCGCTCTAAATAATTACATGGCTCAGCTAGATGCTCAGGGCATTAGCTTGGGTTATACCGTGGTAGATAGCCTCGGTGATGAAGTCACAGTCCCTACTGGTGCATTACGAGGCATAATCGCTAACATGGCGATTGAAGTCGCACCTGACTATGGAGGCGTGGTTTCAGAGGGTCTAGCTCTGGCAGCGCGTCAGGGTATGCAGACCATGAGAACAATTGGACAGCGTATTAGGGCCAGCAAACTGCCCTCTACGTTACCTTTGGGTTCTGGTAATGAGGATGAGTCTTACGGATTAAGTGGACACTTCTACCCAGATCAAGAAGCAGAGATACTCGCCGAGACTACAGGCGCAATAGGTTTGGAGGTCAATACCAATGGCGGGTAATGCACAAGGCCGCAAGAAAAGCGAGTTTATTCAGCAAGGCACAGTTCTAGCTAATAGCTATCTGGACTACGTTGTAAACGGTACTAACTACAAGATCAGCTATGACAACTTCGTAGCTAACCTTGGTGTTACTGGCTCGATAGTTCAAACTGGAGCGGTAACTGGCGCACCTGTGCTAGACGTTGATGGCTCTGTAAATAAGATCAGAACCATAGAAAACGGCTCTGGAGTACTGGCAAACGTCTCAGCAGAGAATGGGATTAAACTCTCACACAACTTTGTTAATGACGGTACTGGTACTCCTCTATTCCTAAGCACCACGGCAGACCAGCCTGTGTTTGCAAGTTTGGTAGCGGGTAATGGTATCGCGCTAACCTCTACTGATAACTACGTGACCATTAGCCAAGCGGGTGTTGGTGAGTACGCCAACGTCACTATGCACGGCAACTCTACCGAGACTGTTATCGCAAGCACTGCCACAGCGGTGAAGGTCGCAGGTACTTTCGTGGTTGGGGATGAGTCTGGTTATACTGGCGACACTACAGGTCGTATTACGCACGACGGTGATACCGCTAGGCATATCATAAATGCGATTATCAGCATTTCTGTAGCTAGTGGTACTAATCACAGAATCTCTATGTACATTGCCAAGAACGGTACAATAATTACTTCCACAAAAACCACTGCCACGACTTCTAGCGGCCTTTACCGCAGCTTGGCAACTTTTGCCAACCTTGAGCTGGACGATGGTGACTACGTTGAGATATTCGTCAGGAACGAATCTACAACTGACAACTTGATTGTATTGGATGCCATTATAGGGGCGCTTTAATGCCTGTAACTCAGTTACCCATAGCGAATGGTTTCTATGTATCAGACTCTCTGCCTATCGCTGCTCAAGAGTGTACAAACTGGTATCCTAACATTGTTCAGGGTGCTGGCTTGTCTCAAGAGACTTTGTTTGGCACTGAAGGAATTGTTCAACTCGCTACCTCGGGCATACTAGATAACGCCAACCGTGGTTCTCATGAAATGGCTGGCAAGCCTTACTTCGTCAATGGAGAAAGGCTGTACCGTTTAGATGAGTCTGGCGATGATTATGTGCTGACGTTCATCGGTGATGTTGAGGGAACTGTCAGAGTCTCGATGGCTGACAACGGCACACAATTAATGGTGCTTGTTCCCAATGGTAACGGTTACATCTACAACCATGTTACTGACACGTTTAGTCAAATTACAGATTCGGACTTCACTGCGAATGGAACCCCCCAGTTCGTAGTGTTCATAGATGGCTACTTCTTAATCACCACAGATTCTAAGAAGTTCATAGTAAGCTCCATCAATGACGGCTTGAGCTATAACGCTTTAGACTTCGGTACTGCCGAGTCCGACCCTGATGATATTGTTGCTCCGGTGGTCTATAAGAACCAACTATTCATCTCTGGTGGTCAGACCTTTGAGGCATTTCAGAACATCGGCGGTGCTGACTTCCCCTTCCAACGCACAGGTCTATTCTTACAGAAAGGCTGCTACGCGCCATACTCACTTGTAAACGCGCAAGATACGTTCATGTGGGTCGGCGGTGGAGAAAATGAAGGGCCAGCCATCTGGGCGTTGAACGGTAACAGCACAGTCAAAGTCTCAACTACTGCTATTGATTCACTTTTGTCTAAGTTGTCTGATACTCAAGTTGCTAGTATTTACTCATGGGCATACGCTAGTAAAGGAGCGTACTTTATAGGCTTTGCTTTGCCTGCTACGACTCTTGTCTACGATACTACTAGCCAAAGGTGGCATGAGCGTAAATCGTTCATAGCAGGCTCTTTAGGTGCTTTAAGAGTAGCGTCTGTAGTGAAGGCGTATAACAAGATTTTATGTGGCGACATCATTGATGGTCGCATTGGTCAGTTCGATCAAAACGTCTACACAGAATACGGTAATACTATTGTGCGAAGGGTGGCAACTCAGCCTTTCCAAAACAATATGCAATCTGTTTTCTTTCCTTCACTAGAACTCACGATTGAGTCTGGTGTAGGTAATGAGAATGTTCTTGATCCACAGATAACCTTAGAGCGGTCAAAGGACGGCAAGACTTGGAGCGGTGCTATCTCACGCAGTATAGGCAAGATAGGTGAGTACAGCCGCAGGGCCATCTGGAGAAGGAACGGCAGGGCGGCTAGGTTTGAGATATTCCGATTTACTCTTACTGACGCTGTAAAGCCTGTAATCATCCAGCTAACGGCTAATATCATTGGTGGCGATAAGTGACCAGCCCAAGACTTAATGCAGCTCAGCCTATCGTAAAATCAGATGGGACAATGGAGCAGCCGTTTAGACAGTTTACTCAGGACGCTAGTCTCAGCATTCCTATCATCGGCATAGGGTCACCAGAAGGTGTAGTAGAGGCTAGGCAGTACAGTTTATATATAGACTCCACTGGTTCTAGTGGGTCTATAGAGTACAGAAAGATGCAGCCATCTATCGCAGGAGATACATCTCAAGGGTGGGTTGCTGTTTGATTAGTGAGACGAAAGACTCTGAGATTATACGCAAGATAGTAACACTTCCTGAATTATGGGAGACAATCGCAGAAGATGGCGTATCTTTAGAGTCATGGAGTCCTGATCTAACACATGGCTGGCTGATATCCTCAGATGATATAGGCTTTGTTGGCTTATATAACATTCATCCTACCAATGGGGTGACGCTACAGATTCATCCAATGATGCCTAAAAGCACCAGAGGGAAACGAGCATACGACTCAGCTCAAGAAGTTTTAAGGTGGATATTCACCAAGACGAAATACCAAAAGGTAGTCTGTGAAATCCCTGTAATCTATAGAAATGTAAAATTATTTGCGATGCAAGCAGGAATGAAAGAAGAAGGCATAAATCGCTATAGTTACTCAAAAAATGGTAAAATTGTTGACCAGTGGCATCTCGGGATAGCCAAACAGGAATTTGAATTATGAGCAGCGTAACAGACAGACTATTTGGCGGCACTGATACTTATGGTATGGATGTGGCTGCTGAAAACCGTAGGACAGCAGAGCAATTCATTAAGCAACAAACCGCTCAAGGTAGGCAGGATGTTTTAAGCGCCTACGATCCAATGACCCAAGCTATCCAGCAGGGCTACCAGCGCGGAGCAGACATTTACTCATTTGCCATCCCTCAGCAACTTGCGGCTTTGCAGTCAGGCGCACAAGAAGCGTATAGAATGAGGGCAGGAGCATTACCTGCTTATCAAAGTGCTTTGATGGGTACGCCTTATAATTTGTCCCAGATGGTCAATCAGACTGCTCCTATCAATGTTCCTACTTACCAGAATGTTCCTAGCATGGGTCAGCCTCAAGTAGTAGAGGCAGCAAAAATGACTCCTTCTATGAGCTTAGCAAATGTGCTTGCAGGAATATCTGGAATGGCATCAGGTGCTACAGATGGTGGCTATGGCGGTGGAGTCGGTGGCTCAGATTTCGCTAATGGTCAGCGAATCAACTAGGGGTAATCTAAATGGCTCTTCCTACACAACTAACAAACATCCCAGTAGATAATGACTACTCCATGGATGAAGCAGCGATTATTGAGCAATTGATTCGCTCTGGTCAGTTATCTGTTGCTCAAGTCTCAGATTACTTTGGTCTTCCTGCTGCGGATATTAACAGAGTGCTGTCTCAGGACTTTGGCTACACTCCAGAACAAGTGGCTCAGGTTGCTGCGCCATCTCCGCTTACAGGGACAGTATCTAATACTCCTGCTGTGCAGCCTACACTAACTGTTGGAAACACGTTCCAAGAACCTGATCTGCCTCCGGTTATGGGGCCATTGCCTCCTGCGGATTATGTACCACCTGCACAACCTACATTGACTGTTGCGCCTGCTCCTGTGAACAACACGCCTGCTGCTGTAGGGCGAACGC